TAGTCCTTAAAAGAAAATCTCTTTTCTTACGAATAATTGCCCAACTTGTCTCCTCTAAATTCAATATTGTCTTATCAAATTGCTTATCAATCTCCTCTTTAATCGCTGTAAATTGCGTCTGCAAAGCAGCAATGTCACCAATGAGTGTTAATCCCATAATCTTAAGTCTGATCTAGGTAGCTAACAGTGAGGTCTGTAGCAGCAGCTGTATCACATCTGGCTCTTAAAATATCACCAGATTCTAAAATAATTTTACTTCCACTGATGAGTTCTAATGATGAACCTGCAGGAACTGGAACTGCTTTTAAAAAGTAAACCTCATCTCCACTACTAGGTTTTAGATAGATATCCACATTTGCGCTACTCGAAGTCTTATTAGCGACCAAAGCACTAAGAAGAATAAGCGTAGAAGAGCCTCCAGCAGTAAGAATATTCGTGCCAGAGTTACTAATGACTGTCGTAACGAGGCTAGATTTGGTAGCTTGTTTGAAGGTATTTGCCATATCAACTTAAAGCAACAATAAGAGCGAGGTTGTCTGGGGATGAACCAGTTACAGATAAATCTCCTTGAACGGAGACGTTTCCATTAAAAGTTGCAACACCCGATGAATCTATTGTAAGTCTAGCATTCCCTGCAGTGGCAAGACCTATCTGATCTGCACCACCTGAAAATAAACCTGTATTCGAATCCCCAATAAAACTAAGAGAAGGATTTGCACCTGTTCCAGTTAGCAATGAAGAATTACTTCCATCACTCTTTAATAATGAAAACCCACCAGCTGTTGAACCATCATGTATGACAGCTGTACTGAGACTTGTATCTACTGTTATCTCACCAAGAGCACCAATGAAGGTCTGAGTCTGACTTGATGTGCCTCTACGAAATTGTACTTGTGTTGCCATAATACTATCCTAATGCAACTGCTATTGCGGTAGCAAAACTTTCAGTGGATATTGTCCCTGAATCATCTGGTACCGTTAAAGTTCGAGTTGTACTACCCGAAATGCCTGAACATTCGAAAGCTAATTGCTTCGAAGTATCAGCATTGTCTTGTATTCTAAAACCATTATCTTTAGTCGTAATTTGATCACAACTAAATGAACTTATTCCTGCAATACTACTTAAAGTTGATCCTAGAGCTACAGAAGAACTACCAATTGTTACAGTGCTATTAGCTAATTGAGCATTAGGTATAGAACTGGTGCCAAATGCACCTGTAGATGAGTTATATGTCAATCCTGAACCAGCAGTAGCACTTAAAGAAGTCAGTAAAGCAACAGTTCCTGCGGCATTAGGAAAATTAATTGCTCTATCCGCAGTAGGATCTACAACACTTATCGTCGTTTCATATCCGTCTGCTGTTGAACCTTCGAATACTAAACCAGCAGTTCCTATAGATACTGCATTAGCAGCACCATCTGCACCTGCATATAAAGTTGTAGCCGTAAGTGATGTTAAACCTGCAATAGTTGATGCTGTAGCTCCTAAAGTTATAGATGTACTACCAATTGTTAAAGAGTTAACTGTAGGAGTAATCGTTGAAGCTGACGTTAAAATAGTACCCGTTTCATTCGGTAATGTAAGAGTACGATCAGCAGTTGGATCTGTTACGGTCAGAGTTGTCTCATAAGCGTTAGCTGTTGATCCTTCAAAAACTATATTTCCACTAGCTATTGATATTGAATTAGCAGCGTCAGCAACTCCAGAATAAAGAGTAGTAGCAGTTAAAGAAGTTAATCCAGCAATCGTTGATGCTGTAGCACCTAGAGCAATCGATGTACTACCAACAGTTAACGAACTATTAGCTAACTTACTGTTAGGAATAGCATTCGTACCTATCTCTCCTCCGCTATACGTTAAACCAGATCCACTAGCAACACTAATTAGTCCTGTAACATCTGAGTTAGATGGTCCTGTATAAGTGATAACACCAGAACTATTGTTGTAAGCTAAACTTCCTAAACCGCCAGAATCTGTTACAGAGACAGAACCTCTAGCTCGTGCATTTGTATAATAAAGATTAGTATTTTCAGTTAAATCAGCTGTCGTATTACCAGCAATATCTAACTTGTCTGAAGAAGTATTTAACTCCTGAAACAGACCACTAACTATTACAAGGGATTTTCTTGTTGCCATGTCTTAATTTTAACCAACCTTAATTGGGGGCTCTAAACTTACATGCAAAGAAGCACCTGTTATAGCCTCTCCAACTCGTGTTATATACTGTCCAGAACTAGAAGGTGGTGTAGCCGTTATTGCTCCGTAACCTACACTAAGAAAATATAATTCCCCTGCGTTTAATCCTGAAGTAGCTAAACTACCAAATACAAGACAACGAACAGTACCACCTGCATTTTTATTTGTCTGTGCAAAACCAACAACCCGAGCTTCATCTTCAGTACCTGCTGCTCTAGCTAACCCCAATTTTCCATCACTTGATCTTGCATATAAAGGCTGTCCTTGATTAACATTTTCAAAAGCAACAGCTTCAAAACCAGCAACAGAATATACAGTTCGATTTCCTAATGTATCTTTTAAATCAATAAGAGCCTCTGTAAAGCCTTTAGCATTAGGCTCATATGGAGAATAATTACTTGTACCAGACATTATGCTAACTTCACAGGAGGTTCAACGTAAATACTAAAAGAAGTAGTTGTAGCTCCCTCTCCTACTCTTGTAACTGCTTGACCTGAGCCAGTAGGTGCAGTAGTTGTAATAGCTCCTGCTGTAGTTGGACTTAAAAAATATAAATCTCCAGCATCTATTGATGACATTGTTTTCATCCCTGCTACTAGAACTTTAACTTCATTACCAGAAGAAGCAGCGGCGTCTGCAAAACCTACAACATGTGCATTCTCAAGAGCACCATTTGCAGCACTAGCTTTTCCAACCTTACCGTCACTAGATCTCATATAAAGTGCATCTCCATCAGCTACAGCTTCAAAAGTAGCTACATCAAAACCAACACGAGTTGGAGAGAAAATAGGAAATCCATCCTTTACATCAATAACTGCGTCTACTAAACCTCGATAATTAGGCTCGTATGGTTGACGTGTCATAGTAAAGTTATTAGCAGTCATCAGATCAACTAAAACTGCTATAGCACCTTCTACATTTGGTTCATATCCTGTTGCCATGCTCATCTCTTAACTATTTAATATTTTAAAATGTAAAAACCCTTTAGAATAAAGAAAAAGGAAGTAAAGATGGAAGTCGAACTCATCGCTGCTATTATTTCTGGAAGCGTCGGTGTCTTTGCTGGATTAACACGAGCTTTAGGGAATTTTAATAAAAAATTAGACAGAAGATTTTATAACATAGAGAGGGACCTTGGTAAACTTAAGAATGAAGTAATTCATGACTACGTTTTGAAAGAAGATTTTTTACGGGAAATGCAGTCTGTCCATACAAAATTGGATAGAATTCTCGATCATTTATTAGCTAAAAGTTAAACAGCTACCCACGCAGTAGTAGCTTGGTTCCACATATATAAAGCACTCGCTGTTTGGTTGTAATGTAACTGACCATCAGCTGGATTTGAAGGATAACCTGCTGTATTAGAAACAACTGCCTTTACTGTTTCAAAATTTGTTCCATCAAATATCTTTAACACCTGCGTACTACTCGTGTCTAACCAAGATTCACCTTTACTGTAAGAATTAAATCCTACTGGAGAAGCATTAGGACTAGTTGAACCAACAAAAGTTGGTCCTATTTTAATTAAGCCTGTAGAAGGAGAAGCTGTGTTATCAGCAAAAAAGAGTCCGGGCTCCGTTGCATGGTTGTTAACAGCAAGCTCAGCATTGCCAAGACGTATAGGAAAAGGTCTGTCATGAAGCACACTAGAACGTCTGGTCAGAATCTGAACAGCCATAGTTAAGCGTTGATATAAAGATCAGCGTCTACGACTGTATCCTGATCGGTTTGTGGATTATAAGTTCCACAATCTATTGTACTCACTGTATCAGATTTTTCAGTAGGTACTCCTGCTGCAAATTCTCCACAAGAGATTAATCCTGATTCAAATTCATTAGCATATTCATCTAATGGTTTATTAACAATGCCTAATTTTATATCTTGAAATTTTGTAGGTGTTTGATTAAATAATTTATTAATCAACATTGTCATTCTGTTAGTAGTATTTACTTGACGTCCGTCTCTTTTTAAATTTCCATCTTTATCTCGACGTATATCATCTGTTAAAAGCATTCCTATTGTTGAAGGATCAAAATCTGCTACTAATTGTGGCTGATTTCTATTACCAGTAATTGTTTTTTGACCACTCCATTTAGTATTTTGTTTAGCAAGTAAAACATTTCTAAAAGCTTCCTGAATATTTACTTTTTCTTTCTCAAACTTTTTATTAAAATGCTCTAGACCTTTATCTATAGGTCTATCACTAGGTTCTAATAACCATGAACCTACAAACTCATGTTTTTTTAAATTACTAACCGTACAATAACCACTTGATTGAGTAGAAAAAGGATAGATAATTACAAATGTATCTTTATCCTGTACTTCTGAAATAGTGAACTCTCCTGATATAGCATTACCACTAGTAAAAGTAACTTGTATTTTAGTATTCTGTTCAAGACCATGATCATTTGAAGTTATAACAATATTCGGACCATTCTGTACATAATCTGCAGTTAAATTTATAGGATCATTACCTTCGTCATGTAGTAAAGCCCACATTGCTGCGTAGATATGTTTACACCAACGTAATTGATAATACGCCAAATTTTGAACAGCACTTTCTGCATTATCTTCGTATTCAGGAAGTTCATAAAAATTATTAATTGTCACAAAACCTAGATCTCTAAATACACCAGGTATATCATTTTCATTGGACAAAGTACCATCTGGATTTAAAACTTGTCCAGCTCTCGTAGATCTAACATCAGTTGTTGGAAATTTATCACTTAATAAATCACTCTGTAAATTATAACTATCTCTCCTAGAAAAATCTTGACACGAGCATTGCCAACGTAAATCAGTACTTAAGAATCTACCAATTTCAAAACCTCTGTGTGCTGGTACTGTAGTTATAGCTTTATTATTTACAGTCTGTGCTCCATAACTGTCCTTTCTTTGAAAAATAATTTCATTTGTAGTTGAATCTGTTCCTGTACACGTATAAGAAACATAATTATCATATCTACGTCCTCTTATTAAACGATTTAATTTTAAATTACCATTCGTGGTACCACTTGTTATTGTCGTTAAAGTAAATTGGGTTGTAGAAGTAACTGTAACTTTATATCTACCAGAAGAAACATCTCCACTAGAAACATCAATAAAAACTGTATTTCCTGTACTTAGACCATGTACTGAACTACATGTAACTGTTACTGTGTTCGAAGATCTAACGTAGGTACTGGTTATACCAGGATCTTTTTCAACAAAACGATCTCCTAACCGTTCGCCCGTAAGGAAAGAAACGTCTGTAGGCAAACTACGAATACGAACTCTTGTAGAAGTCCAACGCGAATCCCCAAAAGTAGTTGATAAATAATAACTAAGATTTCCACCTGTATTAGCTGCGCTTGTAGTTGTTACTGTGAATGTGTTTTGTGTAGTACTTGTAATAGTTAAAGTTTCATCAATGGCTGCACCAGTTTGAAAATCTAAAAAGACATTCTCACCTGGAAATAGACCGTGATCTTGTTTTGCAACAGTTAAAGTAGTACCTGATTGATTATATGTGGAATTAACCACATTTCCTAAATATTTGACGCCTAATATTGGTAATCCTTGGTCATAGAAGCTAAAAGCATCAGTATCTCTCATACCTACAATGTGTTCGCCTAAATCTTCTTTAGCAGAAGGGTAAATATAAATACGAGCAGGTATAAAAACACCAGGAAACTGTTGAAAAGTGAAATATAAACGATAATCTCCTCTAACACCTCTTTCTGAAGCAGTGGAGCCCATCATGCTCTGAGTTGTTAAATATAATTCGTATCCTCTACGCCATCTAGACCACAAAGAATCATTATTATAAAAATCAACCTCACTAGCACCATAATTACGCTTTAATCTATCTACGTTATAAGGATCTTTTGTAATTTTGAAGCCTTTATCATTATTAAATTCATTATCTTTCTCAAAACTCTTATCAAACTTCGTATTGAAGCCTATTTTTGAAGGATTCTTAAACGAATTTACTCCGAAAGGCATTGTTCTTAATAGAAACCACCTTGAACATTGCAATAAAACGCATTGGTAAGTGCAGTTGCTCCACTAGTAGCTACAAATAAAGCTTGTCCTCTTCTTAACATCATTCCTCTATGCTTTGGTATTGTTAAACTGTTTGCACTATTTATATTTGCACCTGATTGAGCTACTGGGTGGTTTATATAAGGAAGAATACCTTCTTCAGTTAAACTAAAACGTTCTTTTTCAGCTAAAGATTCAATGCTTAAAGTGAATAAAGGGAAAAATTGGTTGGTATTAGTAACTGAAGATGCAGAAACAAGGTAAAAACAAAAATCTGTTGGTAATTGTGCTGTACAGTTACCATTTGAGTTAGCTTGTGCAGCTATTGCAAAAGTAAACGTAGTAGCAGTCGCTGCTGTAACTGTATAAGTACCATCAGCAGGTAAAGCACTACTAGTACTAGTAAAGTCTACGTAAACCTTTTGTCCTACTCGTACATTGCTACCACCTGTAGGAGTAACTACACATGAAGTAGCTGTATTTGCCCATGTACCTCCTGTTGCAGCTTTAGGACTGATTATTAAATTCTCCTTTCTACTGTATTGAAACCATATTTCATCAATGTATGCACCACTGATTGAAGTGTCTGTTAACGCGGCGTCAGCATCAAATACTTTAGTAGCATTACCAACTGCAGTGGGGATCAAACTTGTTGAAAAAGCCTGACCAGAGGCGACAGTTAAGAGAGTGGAGGTATTCGCTGGGCGATCCACCATTAACGGTTGTTTATTGGAGCTACTACTTGACACGTCTATCTAGGAGTTGATTTAGTAATAATTATAGCTAAAGGATATTATCCTTTCTCTTTTTGTTTTTTTGCCTTAGAAATAGCCTCTTTTCTCTTATCTTCCTTCTTACCCTTATCTTCAGACTTGTCGTCTTCTTTACCTTCAGATTTTCCTTGCTTCTTCTTAAAATATTCAAGAAGTTGAGGAGGCATTTGTTTCTTAGCCATATTCTTTAGAATCGAGGTCGTCAGGATCTAAATCTTTACTCCGTAAATCTATCTCATCTTTCGCAAGATTTTCATCACCCTTAATATAAGGTGTTGGAGCAGACCCAGATTGAATTAGTTCAGCATTTATTCTAGACCCTGCCATACGTCTAGGTTCTCTTGATCTAATAAATTTTTCCACATTAGTCTCACCTACATTATCTAATAACTCTCTAACACGCCATTTATGAGGACGTACACTATGTCTATAACCTAAGCGTGTAGTAGGTCTAATAGACATTTATGCTGCTGCAATAGAGAAAGTGACCGTTGCAGCTGTACCACCTGCTTCTGAAACAAATTTTGGACGAATCCATTTAAAGGGTTTATTTATCACACTCTCATATGTAGAGCCATTAGCAGTTATTGTTCTATTGGCAAGAAGTGTCACATAATTTGTACCATCTAAACTTGCTTCGAAACTTACGATTACATTAGTATTAACACTCGCAACTGTAACTAAACAAGTATAGTTTTTAGTCGAAAATAAATTATTAACAGCTACTTCTAAAGGAGTGCCATTACCAGGGGCCGAAAGTGTTTCAGTCCCTATGATTGTATCTTGAAAATAAGTGATTGCCATTGTTGAAGATAACTCCTAAATATAAGAATAACAGGAAAAAACGTGAGTATTACCTGTGGTTAGTTTCCAGTAAAAGCCTTGTACCTACTGCTACATCTGCTGGTCCTGGAAGAGCTTGTATAAATTCAGCACCTTCACGATTGAATCTATATCTAGCTTGTTCAGGGTTTCTGTAGTTAGGTACGTATAAGTGCAGAGCTAAACGATCTGTCTCATAAATATAAATTTGTGTCCATGTTTTTAATGTCTCTTTAAAATCAGAAGTAGAAACTGTACGATCAACGTCACCAGCTATACTTTCAATCCTGCTCTTAGGAGTTGAATCATTATTCACACTACCTGTCATGTCAGTTCTTTTTTCAGCTTCATCACATCTTCCTATTTGTTCAACTATTTTACTGAACCAAAAAGAATCTTGAATATTATTCAAAGCTTCCTCTAAACGACTTATATCACCAGCAGGAACAGAAGTTATGTTATAACCTAGATGCCAACGCACCTTGGATTGTGTAAAAGTATCAAGCTTCATTAACTACTCGAAAAGTCTTACAGCTAGTCTACTCGTACTAGATTCTCTTTGAATATCTGATCCCAATCAACTCTTTTAACTGCTCTTAATTGTTCTAATTTTTGAAATTTCTCACCAGAACACGAAGTCTGTAAATCCTTTATATCTCTAGCTGTCTTTAAACCTACCCCAGGTAAAGAGTCTGCAATTTGTCTTGCACTTGCATTGTTTATATTTACCCTCATATCAATAGGGAAAGTATCTTTAGAAGTTAAATTTGCTGGCTTAACTCCATCTGCTTCTAATTCAGCAGTATATTTTGCTTCGTTTTTATTCTTTTCATTTGTGGCTCCTACATGAGGAATCAAATCTTCTTCATCTGCGTAAAGAACATCCTCATTAGCGTCGAGACACATTTTTATACCTTCCCCATGCTGGGAAACAACTTCTACTAAACCGCCTGTTGGTTTGTACTGATACAACATAACTTGATTGTTTAACCTCTGATTAGCATACCAGTCTCTACCTTTGATTTCAACTTCACTGTGGGTGGTTGGGGTGAGAATTATCCATGAATATTCCAATTAAGCCTAAAGTAAGTCCCATAATTAGCATCACAGTAATTAATTGCATAGTCATTTTATAAATGATTTAATTATAGGCAAAATAAAAAGCGAGCCACAAGGACCCGCTTAATATTTACTAAATGTAAAAGATTAACTGTCAGTTCCGCCTACTTGTGAAGCAAAATCAACAAAACCTTGAATATCATTCCATGATACATCTGCAGCTGGGCGTATATAAGTTACACGTCCGAGCAAGTAAGCAGCGCGTCCAGCATCTGAATCAGCTGCACTGATGTTTACACCGTCACCTGTGACTGTGGTGTTAGCTACAGCATTCAAGTTATAGATCTTAAATGTTGTATCTGCTGTCACCTTGTACATCATGGAGTTAGCAGCATCACTAGCAGCAATTGTGCTAGTAACACTTGTCCAGAAAGGTAGTTTTGCAGAAGTTGTAGCTGATGTACCTTGAGCAACACCTGAAGCACCTATTGTAAGGCTTGCAGACGCAGCTGCTAAACCATTCAATTGAGTTCCAGGAATACCTAGAGGAGCACCACCATTGTCAGGTCCTAAAAGAAGAACCTCAGTGTTAGTACCTTCTAGGTCTGCTGTAACAGGAGAAGCAGGGAAGGAAGGCTCACCACCTGCAGGAATGTCTTGAGCCAACGCAATAGATGCGCCGTAGACATATGCAGGACGTGTAGCACTCGCCTTTACTACTAAGCTTGTACGATCATCACGTACACGATCACCAGGGCGGCGATCAGGAGAAGGGACAGTTAGTCCAAAGCTCTTGTAAGAAGCTTTAGCAGCTGATAGGTTAGAAACTTTTGCGTACCCAATGAGTTCGAAAGCTTCAACACCCGGCCAGCCAAAAACACCTTCGTCGTTGAAACCAGAAAGTTTATTGATCTGGTTACCTGGCTGAAGAATAGCTCCAGCGGAAGACTTGTAAGTTGCCATTAGTTGTGTTCCTCCTTACTCAGATATAGTGAAGGCGGTTGTGATGAAGTCCTTGTTTAAGTTCGCAAAGCCAGCGTATAGCTGCCATATGAGAATGATAAACCGGCTGAAGTCATCATTATTATTAATGAGAACTTGAGCGTTTGGACCACCAATACCTACACCGATAGCCTGAGGACCGAAGAATAATCCAGCAGGAGTTGTATGGTTCACAGCACCTTGCCCATCGGCAATGTTAACTGAGATAGATTTAGCAGGGAAGTTGGTTGATTCAAAGAATCTTACTCCTTCGAAAACAAATCCGGATGGCATGGTAGGTTCTCCACCTACAAACTGTGCCTGTCCATATTGACCACCACCATAGATGGCTTGGTTAGGACCACCAGCACCCATTAGAGGGTTGCCTTGTCCCATCCCTGGGTAACGTGCAACTTCACGGAATCCCTGATCAGCTCTGAGATCCTTCATGAATGAAGGGTCAGCGATACAGCGATAGTATCCGTCACCGAATACAGGTACGTGACGCTTACGTAAGCTCTTAACTACTTCAAGTAGGTCAGTCTTAACGTTGAACTTAAATCGCTCAGAAGCATATTCTGTAGCTGAATAAGCGTTAAGGCCACCACCAGCAGCTTTAGCTTTATTATTTGGATAGTAGTAACCACCTTGTGTATCACTACTTTGTCCTCTTGATTCACTCTTGAATAGCTCATCTAAGAAGACTCTGTCTCTCCAACGTCTATAATCATCGAGAAGAGTCAACGAACCAATACTCTGGTGGAACATATTAAGGTTCCCTGTATCGAGCAATAGTCGCTGTGCTGTCATCAATGTCTCACGAGCAATTTTGAAAGTGCTAGGGAGATTTGTGTTAGCTGGATCTGCAGGTCCTGTATACTCGCGAAGAGATACAAGAACCTTGTCCTTGACAATAGATCTGCTGTTTGCTGTACCTATGGTTTGATCCTGAGTACGCTCACGGCTGGTCTTAGTGCCAGGATTGCCAAAGAACCTGTAACGGTCGAGTTGAACCGTTTGTCCAGGCTGTTTGGTAAAGTCGTGTACTACTACTGGTTCAGTAGCCATTTCCACGACATACGCTGGGTGCGGACGATAAAGTTCGGCTCCCAGGAGTTTTGGAAAATCGTTATCAATAAACATGTTGGTTTCTCAGCGCAAGAATTTTGCTGATACCAGAGGAATGAAATCCTCTATTGCTGGAAAAAAGATTCCATTATAAAAATTATACCAAGACTTAATAAAGCTACTTATATAAGTTGGCTCAAATTATACGACGTTATATGGAGAATATGCAGTAGGAGGAACAGTACCCATTCTTCCATAAGGATTTATATATCCATCAACAGGTTGTAAATCTGGTGCTTTTCCTAGTTGATCTTCTTTCATCAACTGAGAGAGTAATAATGCTTGTTTTACTTTGGAAACGTCCATGTTTAGTAATTAAAAAGTTGAACGTTACCTGTTCCAGGTAGACGTTGCCAATTAAGTTGCCTAGCGTCATGACCAGGTCCTAGCATATAGTTAGTAGCGTTTTGCCTTCCAGCCTGATGTCCTTGGTTATAAGCTATACCAGATAAAACACTTCCTGGAAGTCCTCCAGTGATATTGCCTAATCCAGCTGCAGCTGCTGTTCCTACTACTCCTCCATATTGAGGATTACTATAACCTTGATGTTGTCCAACCGCTCTAGATGCAATAGCGGGAACACCCACTGTCAACCCAAGTAGGGCTGCTATTTCAGGTAAAGCCATACCTGCTAAACGAGTGCTCCCAATCATTGACTTATTCCATTACAAGTAGCTTTTGACGGAATATCTCAGGACTCTGCTGAGCAGCATTGAGATACTTCCAAGCCTGTGCAGGATCTCTGTCAGCTAAGTTACCAAAGCTATTCCAGAACTCTTCAGGATTACCTTGTTGTACTTGTGGCTGTGGAGGTGCAGGCATTTCTGGGCGTTGTGGCGCAGGAGCCTGTTGTCCAGCCTGTGCAGCTTGTGCAGCAGGATTCTGGAACTGTTGACCTACAAATCTACCATCGGCAGGTGCAGCCTGTTCTACAGGATGAGGACCTTTAGGACCAAAGAACTCACAAGTGTAATCAGCAAGTGTATCTGGGTTAGTAAGAATCTGTTGATAAGCTTTATGCTCAGCTACTAATTCTTGTAGTAAACCTGTTGCTTCTTGTAATTGACCGTTGCTCTGTATTAATGAATCTTCTATCTGACAAGCGTAGTTATTAAGCAATGCTGGAGCATCAGCACCAAAATGATTAATTACTTCAAGACTTGCGTCGCTTACTCCGTTTTGTCTTAGCTGATCCGCTGTCACTTCCGTAGACGTTTGGGAAGAGTCGTTGGAGTAGCCCTGGTTGCTCGCGCTCGAAGGCATATATGTCTGCGCTGCCGGGTCGCTGTACTGGGTTGTCGCTTGGGAACCGTAGTTGGCCTGAACGCCTGATGGGGTCGTCGTCGATTGTTGACCCTGGAACGGGAATTGGACTGGTGAACTCAGGAGGTTCACTACCTTGTCGAATGCGTCCCTGTAAGGATTCTCCGCCTGTGCTTGCTGCTGCTGCGGAGCCTGAGGCGCTTGCGATCCCTGGTAAGCCGAGGGAGTAGGGCTGTATTGGAGTCCCTGAACCCCCATCTGGGCTGCCACTTGTGGAGCTGGTGCCGCCATCGGCTGGGCGCCTGCTGTCCACTGAGGTGTTGTAGCCACTGTTGGGGCTTGAGCCGCCGTCTGAGCTACTGGAGCCCCGGAGCTGATCGGCTGGGTCGGGGATACTTGGGGTGCCGATTGGGTCGGCTGAGCGATAACGTCCGGCATGGGTTACTTCTTTTTGTAAACTTTCGAGTGTTCTATATAGAAACGGGGTGAGATTTAATCTCGGGTCTGCAGCAATCGGTAAATTTGGTTGCTGCGGATGGGGAGTCCTCATTTCTTGATTGACTAAGTCAAGCAGACCTGAATACGCCCTCTGTAGTTCCCCAACAACTCTGAATGGAAATCCCGAGAGCATACCCGCGATTTCATCATCAGTTTTTGATGGGAATAAATACTTCAGTGCTTCTATGCTATCAACGCCTAATTCTTGTAGGTTTCTTACGAAGATAGATTGGTTTAATTTATCTTGTGCGGTGTCCTCATAAACTGGACCCATCCAACGCCATAAAACAGTTCTATCTCCATCAGGAGCAAGACCTAAAACACCAACAGGTACCTCTCCAGATCTAATAACTTCCTCTATTGTTTGTTCTAATTTTTGCTCATATTTGATCTTTTGTTTTTCATACTTTTCCATTGCTTTCTCATTATCTTCCTCATCAACGGGAAGTTCAGGATATTTAATACCTGTGGAAAAAGCAAGTGACTTTCTAAATATTTGTTCTTCTTGGAAAAGTATTAATTCAAAACATTTACAAATACCATACTGATATAACTGAAGACATTTCTTTTTAGCTGTAGCACTAACACGTCCGTAAGCAGACTTTATTTCTGTTGCAGTTACATTAGTAATACTTAAGTCATCAATACCACCTAGCGATAAACGTATCTCACTTCTAAGTTGTTCTGAGTATCTTGCCTGATCTGTACTTACTGCGTTAGGAGTAATGAAACCAACACGATCAGAAGGCTCTAAGTTTGCGATAACTCTAGGTACACGCATCCCACTGCCAGGTTTACCTAGATACCCAGGTTGCTGACGTGTTATAGGATCTTGTTTATATGTAGAACTAGAAAGTAACGACTCTGATCCAAAGCCTGATTGACTGGATATACTAGGTCTTTGTACTGCTCCATCAGAATCACTCTCTACGATGTCCTGTTTTGGTCTCGAAGATAGGAGAGTTGGATTACCAAAGAAAGATAAGTTAGCTCTTATATTCTTAACCATTTCATCGTGAGCAATGATCTGGTTAGCTAATATTTCAAATTCACCTGCACCATCAGTTCCAAATGCATCAGGGTTATTAAACACCTCAACGCATGGAATGAATTGCATTGTATTCTTCACCACCGTTTTATTTAAGGTGGGTACATCCATTACCTCCTGATCAAAACTAATCTCTTGCTCAGTATGTATTTCTTCTATCTCAAGAGGCGTAATCTTCAAACGCATGTATCTCTTGTCTGTACCTAGCCCAACACTTCGTATACCCTTATTAGCTTTGACCTTATAAGGATAGATCAGGATTACTTCTTCAAGATCTCCTTCTGGAGAATAATATGTTCTGTAAGCATCTTTATCAAACCAATAAATTCTATATGTTTTCTTTGTAGGTCTTATATAAAACAACCCTTTACCATATGATAAAAATCTATCCCAAATTGAATCTAACCTTGCATCTAATTTATTAAATTTAATTACCTGTTGAATAAAATCAAATCTCTGTGTTCCAAAGTTATCCTGTTGAGGAAAGAACTCCACACCTTGACGTATCCCAAACATCTTCATCTGGGATAAATGAGCATTAACCAGCATGGTGTCAGCTGGTCCTGTTCCGTCTCTGCTAATAACCGAATTTATGATTCGATCCAGAACAGTTTTACTATTGCTGTCGCTCATTGTTTTAAATTAAATCTTATTCTTCAATGTTGTACCCAGCGTGTATTCGTTTGAGGGTAATGATTTCGTCTTCAACTTCTACTTCAAACCTTTCATTAGGTTGAATAGATAAGTCGTGACAAAGTTCATCGGGCAAAGGAATGACTACAGAACCGTAAGCATCTTGCTCGATCTCTAACGTTTGATAGTGGGTAGACATTGTTAGTGTTCTTTCCAGTTTAAATCGTCAATACTCTAACTCTAGTTTTCCTCGGGTCATTAATCCATTACATAGCCATACCAACGCATCTACACAATCATCATGTGAGCTTACTCCAAAATTAACAATTTCATCTGTTAATGGACCGAATTTTCTGAACTTATTGAATACAATTTTACGTTGTTCGAATAGACCCATTATCCCTCTAAAACGTGCAACTTTATCACCTTTAAAGCCTTTTACTGGATGCCATATCATATTGTATAAACCATGATCACCTTGACATATTCTTCTAAAGTCAGCTTCTAAAGAAGCCTGATATGCAACGGCTTCTGACCAGATATCTATGTTACTGCCTGTGGGAAAATAACTCTTACCATCTGAATGTACAACTCCCCATTCTTCCATCATTTCCATCAATGCTTCTAACTTATCAAGGTTACCCATAATTCGTAGTCTCTTACAATCGATGACATGTATTTTGTTACCTATCCTTCCCCCCATTACAAAAACTGTATAATCATTTTGCTCACGAACTCCAGCAGATAAATCAACCCCTACTCCTAACCTTTCAAAATCAGTTGAGATAGTTCCTTTAACAATCAGATCAGGTGATAGAGATAACTCACTTGTTTGAATAATTTGATTCTGATACTGAAAACTAAAAGAAACTGGGGCTTGTCTTCTCCTATCTCGCAAATAATCCAAAGACCACATATCAGGCCAATAAGAAATCTCATCTCCTTCTTTGTCAACTGTGATAGCTGATTGAACAATTTGAACCCAATCATTAGAAGGTATAAAAGTACTCTTATGAATATCATCATGTCTGAAGCGTGTTCCAAGACAGATTGCTCTGGCTCCTTCAAACATAGTTGGCACTATGACTGAGTTCCAGTTATCTTCCATCGCTTGGCGAATATCTTTGTTCTTTATGTCATCAGCACTTTTAATAGCGTCATCAATTATGCAGAGGTGTGATCTTTTAGAAGTCACAGCACCTTTTAGACCTGCACAACAAACAGTAAACTCTTCTTCACCAGTTGATTTAATACCTGCGAACTTCCAATCAATACTCCAATATTCATTTGAATTTATACCTTTTGCTATCTTTACCGTGGGAAATATTTCTCGATAAATTTTACTATCTTCAATAATTCTTTTTATTGCTGCACTCTTAGGTCTAGCTACATCAACTGTGTAAGAAATATATAAAACTTTTAAAGGTTGTTTTGCTAAAGCATGTATTCCTACAGCCCAAGCTGTATATAAACCAAGAATAGTAGATTTGGCACTACCACGTGGAGCAAGTATATCTATGTTCGGACCACCTATACCAACTAAACATTCACTATCTTTCCCTGTACATAAATACTTATGCCATTCGATATGATGTCGAGCTGGAGGTTTATCTCCTACTACCGTACAAAAATAAGCAAAGTCTGTTCTAGCTCTATCAACATCAACAGAAGATGTTTTTTTAACTACCTGTTGTTTAGCTGCTGCTCTCGCAGTACGACGATAAACACTGTAAATACTTGTTCCTGCCATGCACGTAGCATAGCCGAAGAATCTTTAATTACTTAAATTAAGTGATTAGGTTAAATACATCTCCTGCATATTGAAGAGGTTTTAAACCAGGTATCATTCCTGCAACATTACCCATTAAACCTATAAGAGCACCATATTTAGCTAACTCTTCTTTCTGTTTTTCTTGAGGAGTTCTCGTATCAACTGGTACTGTTGGCCCTGCAGTTCCTAAATAATTGGTAGTAGGTATAGGTACAGTTGGTCCTGTAGTACCCAAATAAGGTATTGGTCTCGGTGCAGGTGCTAACATATCTTCAATAAATTATCAATCTATTCTAACTCTCCTCTTGTAATATCTTTGTCCAAACTCCCATTGATGCTTCCTGTAATGGACCTTCAATCGGATCATCACGAAATATTGAAAGCATCTCTCTAAGAGCCCTATCTGCTCCGGCTAATATCAAACCTTGTTTATCCATTAATATCTTCTCATCGTTTAATTGTTTAATAGAACCACGTAGCTCTTTTTGAAGCATTGCAATTCGTGCAGCTCCCATATCTTGCTTAACCATCCCCATATCAATGGCTTCTCTTAATTTAGAAATATCCATTTGCATGGCATCAATCTCACCTTCTAATACAGAAGTGAAATTCCTCTTCTTAAACTTTTTAGTAGACCACTCATCACATTCCACTATTGTCCCTTGAAACCCAAGGAAACGGGAATATAAATATATTTGAATAGGTGATGAGGTCTTTTTACAAAAAGTAGTGAAGGATTCTCTATCTTTGGAAGTTAGAGATTTGATCCATTCATTCATGCGCGATAGGCACTTTGAGCTTGTGCGTAGTCTCTAGCTTCTTTATACCTGCGGAACTGCTCTTTCTGCAAGTCTGTTGCTCTGACTTCCTCACCTTCAACTCTTCTTGTCTTACGTGTTTCGTCTCCTGTAGTCCTGATTCCTGCACGTTGCTCTGTACCTGTTGTTCCGATTGTTTGCCTTGTTTCTTGTCCTTCAACTCTGCGTGTTCCTCTTGTCTGTGAACCAGTCTCTGCAATTCTTCCTCTGTCTTCTTGACCCCTAACTCTTTCTGTTCCTCTTGTTTGTGCTCCTGTTTCTGCAACTGTGGCTCTGTCCTCCTGACCTTTAACTCTGGCTAAACCTCTTGTCTGTGCTCCTTCTTCAGCAGCTTCGGCTCTACGTTCTTGACCTTCCACTCTTCTAAGTGCTCTCTGTTGATTACCTGTCTCGGCTAAAGTTCCTCTTTCTTCTTGACCAGCCACTCTCTGTGTTAAACGTGTCTCATCACCTAAGCTTTGTTGCTTTCTAATATCTTCTGTGGTGAAGAACTGTTTGTTATAACGATCTAATTTTGCTGCATATTCTGAATTTATCTGAGCTTGTTTAGCTGCAGCTTCATTTAGAACTACCTGACCAGTAGCACTCTCGTCAGGAATGATTACCTGTTTAGGAGGTAATGTATTTTGTAGGTTCTCCATTGTTGAAGAAGAACTGCTTCCGCCGCCGCCCATAATTAAAACCTCCTATACGTTTCGAGTTAATTGTAAACCGCCAAACTGATTAGCAGCTGCTTGTGCTGTTGCTTGCGCTTCTTTAAGCTTAGCGTCTGCTTCCTTAGCTTTATTTATTTGTTGCTGTCTTGCTGGATCTCTATTATCAGCAAATAAAATACCTGCTCTTGTTCTATCAATATTCTTATCTATTATTGGATCTAAAGCTTGCGCTGTCATACCTATTTGTTGTCCTTGATTAAAAAGACTTTGGTTCCTCATATCTTGAGTAAATCCCATGATATTTTGACCTGTGTCATAAAGACTTCCTAATGGAGATTGAGCAGAGGCTCCTGATCCTGTGATGACTTGAGGGTTCCCAACAGTACCACCCAAAATTGAATCTGGGGAATAAACTTGAGAATAACTAGGCAAATTAACAGTAGAAGATGTTAATTGTCCTTGATTAGCAAGAGCGCCTAAGGCTCTCGCATAATCCAACATAGTTCCGCCAATTGGTATTGACATTGTTTAATAGGTGTACTGAGTTTGCATGGCGTTTGTTGCGCCTTCCATTCCTGTAGTAGCTAATTGGTTCACAGCATTCTGTGCTCTAATTAACTGTTCTACATTTGCTTGTATATTAGCCTTAACTCCTTCAGCTGCTAACCCTCTTTGTAAATCTCTTTGCTTGGCTCTATCAGAGAACTTCTCAACTGTTGGTAATAAAAGATTCAAGTTATCTCTTAAAGTTTCACCTTCTTTTCTCTGCATCAAACGTCTAGCTGCATCTCTACCTCTAGGGTCGATAACAGCGAAAGGATCGCTACCTATTGGAGAAATGTTACCGTATTGTCCTAAACCTTGAGTTATGTTTTGTAGATAACCTGTTTCTCCTTGAGGCATCCCATATCCGTAGGTACCAGCTAAACCTCTAGCTAAACCACCACTAGTTTGATTAATTCCTTGTGTTGCACCACCCATTGTTTTAGGTACACCGACATTTCCAGTGAGAACAGCACCTCCACCTAGTAAACCTGCTCCTAAAAGAGGGGCAGCTTGACTAAGACCTTCTTTTGCTAAAAGCAATCTAGCTCCTGCATCTCCTGCACCTGCCATACCCTTTAACTGTGCAAGCATTTGAGGAGTCATCGATCCTAATTTTCCTGCTAGAAGATTCCCCGCCATTCGACCACCTTGCCCAAGACCAGTTGTGGTCAGAGCACCCATTCCAGCACCTAAGGCAGCTTCGCCTAAATTTCCACCGCTTCTACGATATCCTTGTATTCCACCTAGGAGGGAACCACCAACAGCTAACGCAGGTAATAAAGGGAGTGGCATCTTTAACTACACCTAAAAATCTTATATATTTATTATTTTAAATTGTCTACTTCTTTAAGTCTTAAGAGCAGTCAGCTAAGTTAGGATGTTCGCCTGTTTCGTAATAAGCTTGGGCATTTTCACCTGCTGATTCACAAGTGTAGGAACCTGCTTGACCTGGTGGGCTCCAATCCATAGCACCTCCTCCTCCGTTATATCCAAAACCCATACCACTATTGGTACAACCCATTAAAAGTAAAGGTGTGAGTAAGAGTAAATTTTTCATTTAACCAAGGAACCCGCTTAAGAAACCAAGACCACCCCCAATTGCCA